CACTTGAAAAAATATACGACAGAGTATCAAACTATTTATTTGGTGGAATTAATTGTAACCCTAAAGGATAAAATCATGAAAAAGTTAAAAAAATTATCAGAGACAATGAGCAATGCAGATTTTTTAGTTGGAACTTTAATATTAGGTTTCTTTTGCATGGCTATTATGTGGGGAGTGATGGAGATAGTATTTGAATTACTAAGGCTAATTTTTAAATTGTAAATTTTGTATATTTGTTTTAATTAAATAATATGAATGAAATTGCAGAAAAAAAATGTATAGAGAATAATATGACATATTTTGAATATATAGGAGAGATATATTATCTTAATTTAAATTATCAAAAATCAAAGTCAATGATAGAAGTTATAAATAAATTAGATTTTGATGATTATATAAAAGCAAGAGCTATATTAAATAAAAGAGATTTTAGCACTAAAGAGATTGAATTACAATTAGCTGTAAAAATACATAATAATTATAAATTTGAATATTTTAAGTGGTTAGATAAATTAAAAGAGCCTTACTTTTTTATACTTAATCCAATTTATAATTTTGGTTATTACAATCGTATATTGCGCTGGAGAAAGGAAAACTTTACAGGTTTATGCAATTTAGATATAGCGGTAGATTATGCAAAATACAAATTAAATAATTAAATTATAAATTTTGTACATTTGAATCAAATATTGAATTGTATTGATTATGAATAATAGATCGTCAAATGGTGGAAATAGCACTAAGGCTTTAGGATTAGATAAGAGGAAGAATCCTTTAAAAGATGTGTTTAAAACAGTAATAACTCCAGAAGAGATAAAAGCTCTTTTTATAATGTTATACACAAAAGCTATTGAAGAAAAAGATATAAATGCAACAAAGATTCTACTACAGTACTGTATCGGTATGCCAACTCAAATGGTAGTTCAAGAAAATATTAACTATAAAGAAGAAGAACTTTCTGAGGCTGAAATAAAGAGAATAAAGAATGAAGTAAATGAAACTTACTAATAAGCAGAATTACATAAAAATATGGTCTGAAAGGCATTTACTTAACTTTACTAGATACATATATAAAGAAAATCATAGAAGAAATTTTACCGTATCAAATCATCACGTTTTAATATGTGATGCATTAATGAAAATAATAAGCGGTAAAATTAAAAGATTAATAATAAATGTGCCTCCTAGATATTCAAAAACTGAATTAGCTGTTAAAATGTTTATTGCTTACGGTTTAGCAATTAATCCTCAATCGAAGTTTATTCATCTTAGTTATTCGGATGATTTAGCATTAGATAATAGCAGTCAAACAAAAGAATACATTGAGAGCGATAGTTTTCAATCTTTATGGGATATGGAACTTAAAAAGGACTCCAAAGGTAAAAAGAAATGGTATAATAATTATGGAGGTGGTGTTTATGCTACAGCTTCTGGAGGAGCTATTACAGGTTTCGGTGCGGGTGTTACCGATAGCGAAATATTTAGCGGTGCTATTATTATAGATGACCCATTAAAGCCAGATGATGCTTATAGCGAAACAAAAAGGAAAGCTATTAACGAAAGGTACAACGGAACTATTAGAAGTCGTGTAAACGATAGAAATACTCCTATAATAGTTATTATGCAAAGACTGCATGAAGATGACATGAGTGGCTTTCTTTTGGATGGTGGAAGTGGCGAAGAGTGGGAACATTTATGTTTACCCGCATTAGATAAAGATAATAACCCATTATGGGAGCAGAAGCATACGTTTAAAGAATTAGAGCAGATAAGACAGGCGAGTAGATATAACTTCGCTGGACAATATATGCAGATACCCGCACCCGAAGAGGGAGGAGAGTGGAAAAAGGAATGGTTTAAGATAATAGATAAACAGGATTTACCGCCTGCTATTGAATGGGAGATGTTTATTGATGGGGCGTACACTAAAGATACTAAGAACGACCCTACAGGTATACAAATAGGCACAAAGATAGGTAATAACTATGTTATTTATTCAAGCATAGATAAGTACTTAGAAATGCCAGAACTAATTAAGTTTATACCTGCTCACATTAGCGCATTAGGGATAAAGGTAAAAATGATTTATGTAGAGCCTAAAGCAAGCGGTAAAAGTATAAAGCAGTTAATACAATCTCAAACTAAACTAAATATAGCAGAGATTAAAAGTAACTTTGTAAGCGTTTCAAAGATAGAACGTGCGAGAACTACAGCACCGTATATAGAAAGCGAGAGAGTTATATTAGTCAGAGGAGCGTGGAATGATGCTTATCTTAATCAAGTTGCAATGTTTCCAAATGCTAAGCACGATGAACATATTGACCTTACCGCATACGGTGTTGAAAAAAATTTAATAACCGTAGAAAATTTCTTCTTTTAAATTTATTAAAAGTTTATTAATAAAAGTATTGTTTATATAAATGTTATTTGTATTTTTGTTAATTAAACGGTAAGTATAAACACAGTGCCTATCAGTAAATTTAATTAATAACACAAAATATTAAAATTATGAAATATCTTATCAAAAAAGTACTAAAGGCATTGGGTTTATACAATGTTATAGCACGCTTTAGATATGGGCGTTGGACAAAATTAAGAGAAGATGGTAAAGATGAATACAATGAAAAATTATGCTATTGTGGTCACACTACAAAATGTAGCTGTGGAAATCCAGACAAACAAACCTTTAAGGATTCTGTAAAACGTGGAAGTATAATTTTGGAAGACAAAAACAATGGTTGGAGAAATGTGCTATAACGGTGGTGAATTGCATTTGTGGCGTGCAAAAAATGCACATTACTTCGAATTATTACCAATAAAACCAAAAAATAACCAATAACTAAATTAATCACTAATAAAGCCATTGATGCAATGCATTGTTATATGATGGCTTTTTATTTAATAAAAAATGGCAAAGAAAAAAATAATATTAGAACTCACAGAATTAGAAATGGAGGCTTTGACAGACTTAATAGATACTTATTCTGCTTTAAGTGAAGGCATTTCTGATGATGGTGAAGCTCAACGTGATTTAAAGAAAGTAGATAATATGTTGAAAAAGAACGGATTTAAACGAGCATACGCTTAAGCTATCATATAACACTCGTATAGGCGCAGTTTTAATTGCGCTTATACTTTGTTAAAATAAATAAAAAATAAACCTTACTTTTAAAGTAGGGTTTTTGCGTTAAATAAAGGTTTAAAAATATATTAAATATAATTAGTATATTTGTATTATAAACACTATTATGGCGAATAGATTTTCTAGTGCATTTAATGCGTTAATTGGTAAAGATACAGTAGTTAATAAGCTCAACGAGGCTATATTTAGCATCTTTGGTGGTGGATTTACAAGATACGATAATACAAATACTGAGATACTTAATAAAGGTTACGGAGACAATCCTGACGTATTTGCGGTTATAAATCAAATGTCAGTTAAAACCGCATCTATTCCTTATTGCGTAAAAAAAGTTAAAGATAAAAAAGCAAGAAACGAACTAATTAATCTTTATAAAGCAACTAAAAATAATCTTAGTTACTTGCAAAAGAAAACAAAATTATCTTTACTTACTAAGGCTTATGAAGATGATGAGCAGGTGTTCCCTATGCTTGAGCCTAACCCAAACCAAACTTGGGGCGATATATTAGCATTATACAAAACTTATCTTAAAACTACAGGTAATTGCTATTTTTATAAAGTATGTCCTAAAGATGGTGTTAACGCTGGTGTACCTTTGCAATTGTATGTACTCCCTGCCGATAAAGTAGAGATAGTTTTAAAAACAGGAACTTTAATGTATGGTTTAGAATCTCCTATCGACCATTATATTATTTACAATCTAAAATCATTTGTTGAGTTTTATCCTTACGAGATAATTCATATTAAACGTCCTAATCCTTTCTATGATGAAATGGGTAGGCATTTATACGGTTTAAGCGAACTATCGGCAGCGTTAAGAAACATTCAGACATCAAATGAAGCAATTGATAATAACGCTAAGACAATGAGTAATAGCGGTGTATTTGGTTTTATACATGGTAAAGGAACTCCATTGAGTGCTGAGCAGGCTATTGGAATAAAGGATAGAATAAAGCAGATGGATAGCGAGAAGGGAAGGTTTGCTAATATCTCTGGTTCTAGTGGTGAGTTAGGATTTACACGCATATCATTGACTACTGATGAACTTAAACCATTTGAATATTTAGCATTTGATAGAAAGACAATTTGTAACGTTTTAATTTGGAATGACGAGTTATTAAACAATGATAGTGGAAGTGGTTTAAATAGCAGCGATAGTTTAAAAGCTGCGCAAAAAAGGGTGGTTACTGATAACATTATGCCAGATTTAATGCTTTTTAGCGAAGCATTTAGTAAAGGATTTATTCAGAAGTTTAAAGGATATGAAAATAGTATAATGGAATTTGATTCAAGCGAATTGCCAGAGATGCAGGAGGATATGGGTTTTATGGTTGATTGGTTAAGTAAAGCACCGATAACTCCAAATGAGTTTAGAACTGCTTTAAAATACGAAACATCTGATTTAGAAGGGATGGATAATATTTATATGCCTATGAACTTAATGCCTATAGGAGTTGATACAGTAAGCACAGCAGATATTAATCAAGCATTTGAATGACAACCGATCAATACAGAAAGACTTATAGTATGCTACAAAAGAGTTATGAGAAGCAAGCCTATAGAATTGTAAAGAAGCATTTAAAGATGATAATAAAAGGCTTATCTTTAGGAAATGTAACGGTTGATAATGCTCAAATGACAGTATATGATGGTTTTGATGTAAAACACCTTAAAACGATGTATATTGAGTTATACAGGGCTATAGGATTAAAACATGGTGAATTTGTCGTTAGAAATATAGATAGTGACACAAAAGATATAGGTTTAACGTTCTTTCAAGTGTTTTTTAATAATTTAATCAATACAGTGTTAATTAATAGTATAGGCTCTAGGATTACAACGGTATCTGAAACTATGATTGATGCAATTGTAACTATAATAAAAGATGCATATAAGACTGAGGACTTAAATATAATGCAAGTTCGTAAAATGATTTACGATAAGGTAAGAGATAATAATTTTTATAGGTGGCAGGCTTTAAGAATAGCGAGGACTGAAACTACAACAATAAGCAACTATGCAACCTTACAAGCTGGAAGAGCGAGTAGGTTAGTAATGACAAAGAAATGGGTGTCTATTCAAAATGAACGAACAAGGGTAACGCCTGAAGATCAATTTGATCATCTAAATATGAACAATAATACAGTTGATTTAGAAGATTTATTTGTTGTTAATGGTAAAGATGGTGATAATGCAGTTATGTATCCTGGAGACCAAGAACTAGGATTAGCGGGTAATATAATAAATTGTCGCTGCGCTATGACATTAGTACCAAAGAGAAATGCAACGGGTGGGTTAATGAGAAAAGAGTAATTAATAAATAAATAAATATGAATAATAATTTAATTGTAAATGGAGTTTCAGTTTCAGGAACTGACTTAGTGGTAACATTGCCTGCTGTAGCTGGAAAAGTACATTATATAACGGCTATAATTATAAACAAGGTTTTAGCAGCACCTGTGGCAACTGGCACAGTTGGTAATTTTATTACTGCAACAAATTTAGGCGGTAATTTTAGTTTTAGAAATACAGTTAAGGCTGGTTCTTTAGGTGATGATATTTCAGTTATTAATTTACAACTTGCTCAACCTATTGTTGCTAAAATAGCTGGATTAGCTACAACTTTTACTATACCTACTCAAGCTAACACTATTCACAATGTTGTTATATTTTATGGTGTAGATTATGCCGTATAATTAAATAAATAAAAAAATGAAATTTAAACAGATTGCATACGATTTAAAAGATTTAGACGAAAGCAAAGGTATAGTAATGGCTTACGCTAATGCGTACAATAATACAGATGCCGATGATGATATTTCAATGTTTGGCTCTTTTGACAAAACGGTAAAGGAAAACTTTAAACGCATTAGAGTTCTTAAAGACCATAATTCTAACATGATGTTAGGAGTGCCATTAGAGATAGATACAATGGATGAGTACGGTCTTATGACGACCTCGCAATTCAATATGAATAAAGAGATGTCTAGGGATATGTTTACCGACGTCAAAATGATGTTTGAAAATGGTATGAACGCAGAACTATCTATAGGCTACCAAGTTATGCAACGAGACCAACGCAACAAGTCAATGATAACTGAATATAAATTATTTGAATATTCATTCTTAACTTCACACGCTGCGAACGAGCTTGCAACGGTGCAAGGAATGAAAGGGATAAATAGTTTTTACGGAATTATGGAGATAGCACAAAAGGCATACAATTTAGACTATTCAGACACTCGTTTAAGAGAGTTAGAAACAATATTAAAAGCACTATCACAAGAGCCGATAGAAACTATCACTTTAAATGAACAGCCGCTTATTTTAGACACGTTAAAATCATTTAAATTTTAAAAACAAAACAATGGAAGCATTAGAAATTAAAAACGCTTTAGAAGCGATTAAGTTGCAAGTAGAAACTAAATCTACTGAAAACGCAACAGAGGTTAAATCAATGATTGAAAACCTAGAGGGTAAAATGGTAAAAGGTGCAGACCTTGAAGACATGAAAGCAGAATTAAGAGTAGAGCTAAAAGCCATCCAAGATTATGCAGATTTATTAGATGTTAAATTAAACGAAAAAAAGGGAACAGAAGTGAAAGAAGCTAAAAGTTACGGTGAGGTAGTTGTAAAATCAATTAAAGAAAATGCTGCTGCAATTGGAGAAGTAGGTAACAAGTCTACTAAATTGCAAATTGATATTAAGGCTGTTGGTAACATGACATTGGGTGCAAACCTAACAGGAGACCAAAACAGAGATTACTCTGATAACATTCAAATTGTTCCTTCTCAATTACTAAACTTTAGTGATTTAGTTTCTACAGTTGCTATCTCTGGTGGTACTTATACCTTCCCAAGAGAAACAACAAGCGAAGGGTCTATCTCTACTGTTGCGGAAGGTTCTGATAAGTCACAAATTGACTATGACATCACAATGGTAGATGTATCTACTGATTATTTGGCAGGTCGTGCTGTTTACTCTAAGAAAATGCGTAACAACTTACCATTCCTTGAGTCATTTATTCCACGTGCGCTAAGACGTGATTATTTTAAAGCTGAAAACGCTAAATTTAGTGGAGAACTAGCTGCTGTAGCTACTGCATCTGTTTTAACAAGCGGTAATAGAATTGAGAGATTAATTCAAAACGTTGCAGTTTTAGAAGGTATTGACTATGCAGTTAACGGAATTGTTATTACCCCTGCTGATTATTGGGCTATTATGTTGATTGAGAAGTCTACAGGTGCAGGTTACGGATTGCCAGGTATTGTAACTATGGAAGGTGGAACTCTTAGAGTTAATGGTATTCCTCTATTTAAAGCTACATGGTTAGCTGCAAACAAGTACTTTGTAGGAGATTGGAGCTATGTTCAAAAAGTTGTAACTGAAGGATTAACTCTAGAGTTCTCTACAGAAGATAAAGATAACTTTTCAAAGAATAACATTACAGCTAGAATTGAGTCTCAAATCGCACTAGCAGTTGAAAGACCTAATGCTGTAATCTTTGGGGATTTCACAACTGTAGCATAGTATTATAGGTTTTATTTTAAACCCACTAATTAATTTTAGTGGGTTTTTTTATAAATTGTAAGACATTAATATCATTTAGTCAAAATTGCATTAAGAAAAGCTCCATATTTTGAAACATCTT